ACCGTTCAGTCAGGAAACAGCCAGATTACGTGAAATCGGAAGAGTATAACCAGCCGGAATGGGCGGAACCGATACCGTTTGACAGGGCTTCAACAGCCCCGTTTCCTGTGGATGCCCTTCCGCCCTTCCTGTCTGAATACGTCTCAGCCGTAGCCCAGAGCACACAGACTCCTGTGGACATGGCCGGTACGGTCGCGATTTCCATCCTCTCTACCTGCCTGCAGGGCAAGTACAGAATTCAGGGAAAACCGGACTGGACGGAACCGCTCAACACCTACGCCCTTGTCATCGCGCCACCGTCCGAAAGAAAGTCCGCCGTTACGAACATGATGGTGCGTCCGCTGAATGAATACGAAATCCGCTACAACCGGGAGCACGCGGCAGACGTGGAAACGAGCCGAATGGCGAAGAAGGTACTGGAACGCAGACAGAGGACCCTGATTGATGAGTTTGCCAAGGGGAAAGCTTCACAGGAAGATATCGAGAGAATCGCGCAGCAGATCGCGGATTTTGAGGAAGTCGCCCCGCTTCAAATTTATGTGGACGATATTACTCCTGAAAAACTGGTTTCCGTCCTGTCGGCGAACAGCGGACGGGCTGCCATGATCTCCACGGAAGGCGGCATTTTCGATACGCTGGCCGGGGCCTATTCCCGGATCGTCAATATTGATGTCATGCTGAAAGGATATTCGGGCGACACGATACGAGTGGATCGCATCGGGCGCGACAGCGAATATGTCGTATCCCCTGCGCTGACCATTCTGCTTATGGCGCAGCCGAGCGTCGTTTCAGCGGTCCTCAGCAACAGCACGTTCCGGGGACGCGGGCTGACGGCGCGGTTTCTCTACTGTATGCCGGAGTCCCAGGTGGGCGGCAGGACGTACCATAGCCAGCCGGTCGATCCGGAACTCGCCATGAACTATGAGACCAGAATGAGAAACCTTCTGGAGGATGACGGCAGGGATGAACTGATCACGTTGTCAACGGAGGCTGACAGGCTGATTGCTTCATACGCAGAGGAACTGGAACCGTTGCTGCTTACAAAGTACGCAGACCTGTCGGACTGGTGCGGCAAACTGATCGGGAATACGCTGCGTATCGCCGGATTGCTTTGCAGGGCGAATGCGGACCGGTGTTTTGACTTTCTCTCCGTCAACGATCCTCTGGTGGTAGATGAAGAGACCATGGGAAATGCCATCAGGCTCAGCCGGTATTTCCTGGACCATGCGCAGGCGGCTTATTCGGTGCTGCCGGACAACGCGGTATCCGTCCAGGGTGAGAAGATATTGGGCGCGATCCGGGAGAAGCAGTTGGACAGATTCGACAGGCGGGAGATGATGCGGCTCTGCAAATCTTTCAGGAAAGTGGACGATATCCAGCCGGTACTGGACAACCTGGAGGATTATGGTTATATCGCGAGACAGCCGGAGAAGCCGTCCAATACGGGAAGGCCGCCGCTGCCGAAATATCTCGTCAATCCGATTGTACTGGGGAAGGTCGCCGCGGGTTCAACCGAAACGGTCGGCGCGGTTGGCGCAGATACAGGCCCGGATGGGTGAGACAGGACTTTTGTCACTTTTGTCGCCTTTTGTCACCGCAGGTGCGCACGCCATCAGGCAGGGAAAATCAAGGCTTTGAGGGTTTTGTCACTTTTGTCACGGACACTAGAAATAAATAGATACTCTTATATATACTAAAAATTCATATAAGAGAAATCTACAATTCACGTATGGTGACAAAAGTGACAAAAGGACAAAAGTCTGAAAAGCCTTGATTTTACTGATGAAAACGAAAGTGACAGAAGTAAATCCCCCGGCGACAAAAGTGACAAAAGGGTAGTTTAGGGGCGGGCCAGAGGACGATCAGAGCCAGACCAGAGGGTGAAATGGGCTGGATCAAAGGACGATCTGTCTGCCCCGGCGGATTCTTGCGATAACTGAAAGGAGAACTTATGACGACACTGAATGAATTTTTACAGAAGCATCCGGTTAAGCCAATTCGCCTGTACAGGCCCGATCCGAAAGATTGGTTTAAGGATGTTATGTGCTATCTCAACCGTCCCCGTGACTGGCAGCGCAGAGTTAACCTGCTCCGCATGAGGGCAGAAGTTCTGGATTGTGTTGATGACCCGGATGAAGATCTCGCCCGCTACCGTGACGAAGTTCATGGGAAGCTTAGTGAAGCCGAGCAGGATATGAGGCGCGTAAGGGTAGAGGTTATGGAGCTCATCGGGCAGTTACCGGATGCGGATCAGCAGATGGCCATGATCAGAAGGTATATGGGTTTCCAGTCCTGGAAAGAGATCGCCTGGGCGATGGACACTACGTCCGTGATTGTGCAGAACCATCACGCAAAGGCGCTGTCGGTGTTGAAGCGTGTGCTTATAGCAAAAGGACTGATCCCGGACACTTATGTCCGTAAGAAACACAGAACAGCGGAGTATGAGGCAGCGGATACTGAAACCGCTGTGGACAACAATGAGAAAATGGATCTTATTCATGGAGCAGCCGATGGCTTTAATGCTGTCGGTGGTTCTCTTTCTAAAAACGAAACGGCTCCGATGTGAGGAGCTTTTATTTTGCCGCCGGGCATTGTACGGGGAAAGGAAATGCTAATGAAAGAACTGATTCCTATGAATGAATTTGGCATGATGGCCGATAAGGACAGCATTGCCCGTGTTGACAGCAGGAAGATTGCGGAGACATTCGGGAAGCAGCACAGTCACGTTATGAGGGACATTCGGAATCTATTTAATTCAGGTATGAGCGAAGAATTCCGACAATCCAATTTTGGACAGTCAAACTACCTCAATGAACAGGGACACAGACAACCTTGTTACCATTTGACACGTGATGGTTTTGTCATGCTCGTGATGGGCTACACAGGGGAAAAAGCAATGCGTTTCAAGGAAGCCTATATCAACCGCTTCAACGAGATGGAAGAGCATATCCGGATGCTCCAGAGCCTCCGCGACCAGAACCCGCTGCTTACTGAAGCAATCAAAGCAACCCGCGAGAACCCGAAACCGTATGACTATAGCAACGAGGCAGATATGATTAATCGTATCGTTCTCGGCATGAGCGCAAAGCAGTACAGGGAAAAACACGGCATTCCCAAGGGCGATCCGATCCGTCCACACATGTCATCGGACGAAGCAGTCCTGATGGAGCGGATTCAGATGATGGACATCGGTTTCCAGTATAGCGAACCGGAATACCAGAAACGTAAGCAGATGCTCGAATGGTACGCCATGCACTGGCGGGAAGAGAGAACCGCTCCGGTGCTCACGGACATTCAGGAGAGCGTTGCCTGATTAACCATCATCAATGAAGAACAAAACATTATGCCGTCCGGGCGTAAAACGGGGAAAGCGAGGAGCTACTATGAAGAAGAAAACAGATCGCACGATGGAAATGTATGTTGAGGCTGGAGCCTATGCGCGTCTGCTGTCTGATATCGGAACCAAGGCAGTCGTGTCGATGTCGCAGATCCTTCCGGCCAATGAGTCGGACAAGCTGGTGCGTCTTCTGAACAGGTTCAGCGAGGTCAAATGCAAGGCAGATGACCAGCTGTTCAGGGACTTCCCCGGCATCGGCAACGAAGGAACGGATGTGTTCTACGGGACGCTGAGCGAGAAGCCTCGGAACGAACTGGACGAGGAAGTGATCCGCACGGCAAAGCAGAAGGCCATAGAGCTGTTCGGCAGCGAGGACTGAGACTGTGTTGAAATCAACATCATCTCAATCATCTCAGGCTCATCGACAGAGCCAGCTTTGCAGTAGTCATCGTTTGATTTCCTTTGAAAACTGTTTGATTTCTGTTTGAAAAGACCCGGGGGTGCATCTGATCCTATAATCGGCACCCCTGAAGACCGTCGGCCCCTGCCGTGTGCAAAAATCAGAAATCAAACGAGGCCAATGGACCGCCGCCAGAGGCCAGTTCCAAAAGGCATCGGTTTCCACGAGGCCTTATAAACAGGGCATTTCGGATACATTTTGGGGCCGATCCAACGGTATCCGGGATGCCCTTTCGTTTGAAAAATGCAGTCTGGAAATCAAACGAAATCAAAGAAATCAAACGCCAGATGGTGCCCAAAGTTGCACCACCGTAATTGCCGCCACAGAGGGTGGCAAGGATGTCAGTCTATGGTAATGGCAGATAAACCTGAGACCGATTCAAATTTGAATCAGTCTCAACAAGGTCAGTATCCGCTGCTCAAAAGCAACGGAAGGAAGGAGTATGTATGGCGAAAGACGGAACCAACCGCGGTGGCAGACGTCCCGGCGCAGGCCGAAAGAAAAAGCCGCTGTCGGAGAAGATCAAGGAAGGCAAATCGGCCACCGTGATGAAGCTACCGGAACCTCCGGAGTTGGAGAATATCTCCATGCCGCCGATCAAGGATTTCATGACGGCGGAACAGCGGATGGGCGAGCTTCATGCGGATGAAATCTACACTGAAACGTGGGAATGGCTGAAAGAGCGCAACTGCGCACATCTCATCAACCCAGTCCTGCTGCATGAATACGCCATGGCGACTGCCCGGTGGATTCAGATCGAAGGCGTGTCCAGCCAGTTCGGTTTTGTGAACCGGCACCCGACAACCGGCCTTCCGACGCAGAGCCCGTTTGTGGTTGAGGCACAGAGCTATCTGAAGCTGTCCAACAGCCTGTGGCTCCAAATCTATCAGATCGTCCAGGAAAACTGCTCCGAAAGCTATAAGGGCAGTCCGCACGATGATCTTCTGGAATCTCTGCTGTCGGATTAAAGATAACCTTCTACCAAATTTGGTAGGAGGTTTGTGCAAAACGGAAGGAGGTATGATCCGTTATGGAAGAAAAACAGATTGCGCAGGCATATGTGTATGAGCCGTCGCGGTTCATGCTGCCGACCAGTCATTTTGACAAGGAAAAAGCAGACCGCGCCGTGTTCTTCATCGAATCACTGAAACACACGAAAGGTGCGTTCTACAATCAGCCCTTCAAGCTGCTCGATTGGCAGGACAGGATTATCCGTGACCTTTTCGGTATCGTGAAGGAAGATGGTACACGACAGTTTAAGCAGTGTATAACCTTCATACCAAAGAAGGCCGGGAAGAGCGAGCTCGCCGCCGCTATTGCGCTGTATCTTCTCTGCGCCGATCACGAACAGAGAGCGGAAATCTACGGCGCGGCAGCGGACAGGCAGATGGCATCACTTGTGTTCAATGTGGCCGCCGATATGATTCGACTTTCTCCGGCGCTGAAGAAGCGGTGCAAGATTCTGGATAGCCGAAAACGCATTGTCTTCCTGCCGACCAACAGCTTTTATCAGGTGCTCAGTTCCGACGCTGACCGCGCCCACGGTGTTTCCGCTCATGGCGTGATTGTGGATGAAATTCATGTCCAGAAGAACCCTGACCTCTACAATGTCCTTACCAAGGGTAGCGGTGATGCGCGAAAGCAGCCGCTTCAGTTCATCATTTCTACGGCGGGTGACAACATTCACTCCATCGGATATGAACTGTTCCAGAAGGCCAAGGATATTCTGGACGGCAGGAAAACCGATCCTACCATCTACCCGGTCGTATATGCCGCCGAGCCGGACGATGACTGGACTGCTCCGGAAGTGTGGCGCAAGGCCAATCCATCCATGGGCATAACCTTCCAGGAATCCGCTATCCGGGAAGCCTGCGAAAGCGCGAAGCAGAACCCGTCGGAAGAGAATGTGTTTAAGACGCTTCGCTTGAACATCTGGACGAAACAGGCTGTGCGCTGGATGCCGATGGAAAAG